GTATTAATAGGCACAACATCCGACACTGGCGAACGTTTACAAGTCAACGGCACAATGAGGGTGAGTGGGGATGCGCAAATTGGCTCTGGTGTTGGATTAGCAAAATTAACCATTGGTAACGGTGCTGGTTATACTGGTGTTGTACTAAATAATAGTGCAGGTTTTTATAGTTGGTTATTAGGTAGTCAATACAATTATTCAAACACTTTTGAAATTACACCATCAACAACAATAGGTGGAACTACCTTTACTACCTCTGTTTTTAGGATTACTAATACTGGTGCTGCAACTTTTGCTTCATCAGTTACTGCTAATGCAACAAGTACTTTTTCAAGCTCTACAAGTTTGTCTGCTATTTTTTCTAATGGTGGTGCTGTATCTAATTTTAATTCAATAGAGATTAGAGGTGGTACTGCTGGTACTGCAGTTAACTGGCAAATTTCAAAAGACAATACTGTCGGAAATGCTTTTCAAATAACTCCATCAACAACTAATGGTGGAACTACATATACAACACCATCATTAACAATATTAAACACTGGTGCTGCCACGTTCTCAAGTAGTGTTAGTGCAACAAGTGTGACTGCGGGTGGTAGAACTATTCTTGCTGGTAGTTATATAGCAGATTTAAGTGGTAGTGGGAATGATACTGGAATTGCTTTTGGTGCAGGTGCAATTTTTTCTGTAAATGGTTCTGGAGCTTCAGCTACTAAAAACATAGGTTCATCAGCAAATCCTTGGGGCAACCTATGGGCTGGTGCTGCCACGTTCTCAAGCAGTGTGACGGCGGGGGCATTTATACCAAGTGGTGCAACAATTCCTACTAATGGAATGTATTTGCCTGCAGCCGATTCTATTGCCTTAAGCACAACGTCTACTCAAAGATTTCGTATTACTAGCGGAGGTAATATAGTCATCAACAGTGATTCTATTGATAATGGAACTAGGTTTCAGGTTATAGGAACTGGTTACATTAGCTCTACTTTGGGAGTTGGTACTTTAGCAACATATAAGTTAGATGTTTTGACTGATGGCGATAATGGGATAAGAACAACTTCAAGTGCAGGACAACAGCTATATCTGGGTAATTCTGCTGGAACAGGAGTTGTTGGTACTCTAAACAACTATTCATTAGGGATTATAACAAATAGTTCAATTAGGGCTACTATTGATACAAATGGTAATTTTGGAATTGGAGTATCTCCTTCATACAAACTACATGTATCAAATAATGCAAACTCCCCACTATATATTGGAGCTACCAACACAACTGCTGGTAATGCATCCGCTGCTGGTCTTTTGCTAACCTCAAATACTGCTAGTGGTAGCGCCGAATATCAAAAACGCTCATCTACTGCTACAACTTATAAGACATTATCCTCGAATGATTTAGCAATTTTCAACACAACAGCTGGAGATATTACTCTATTAAATGACCATATAAATGGAAAGATAGAGTTTGCTGCAGGCGGAGCATCTACGCCACAAATTACTATAGATAGTGCTGGAAGACTATTAATTGGAACAACAGCTTCTTCTACCTACAAATTGGACGTAGTTGGAGATGCGAGGGTATCTGGTAGTATGGTCATTAACACAGATACTTTATTTGTTGATTCTGGTACACAAAGGGTTGGCATTGGAACTGTGATTCCTAGTTTTGGATTACATATCAATACTACTGGCGGAAGTGCCACTGGTATTGGGGTAACAAGCGACACAGCTAATGATACACTATATTACGGCTCTGGCACTGTTACTGGTTCTGTAACACTGATTGACGGTTATTATAATGCTACTGGAAGCATTCTTAATAAATTGACGAATACGAATACTAGTACAGGCTCATCAATATTAAGTATATCTGTTGCGGCTGCATCAACGGGTGACCCTTATGTACGATTTTCAACTAATGGTATAGGTGCTACTGATTGGAGTATAGGGATTGATAACAGTGACTCTGATAAATTTAAAATAGGCTATTACCAAAGTCCTTCCACTGGTTCATTAGCTACTTTTACTACCACAGGAAGACTCGGTATAGGTACAGAATCCCCTGCTGAGGCGTTAGATGTAGCAGGAGCTATCAAGACGGCTAGTGGCGGTCATCTAGGATATTTTACTGGCTCTTCAGCCATATTTACAAACGCTGTAAGTTATGGAAGCGCTACTGGATTTTCCATAACACACGTATCAGAATCTGGATTAACATTTGGATTTGGTTCTAGCCAACTATTAGTTCTAGATGGCTCTGGTGGTATGTCTATACCATATACTAATGGGCTTAAAATAGGAACGCTTACATCTCAGAAAATAGGTTTTTGGAACGCTACGCCGATTGTACAACCAACTACTTCTGTTGCAAGTGCCACTCGGACGGCTGGCGGTGGCAATACTGTTACCGATAGCGACACATTTGATGGCTATACAATTGCTAAAGTGGTAAAAGCATTAAGAGATACAGGAATATTGGCTTGATGAAAAACCATACTCAAATATACATGTCTCACTTTGGATATACACTTGATTCATTTATACCATGTGAGATTTGTGGCGGTAGGGCTGTTGATTTGCACCATATAACGGCTAGGGGTATGGGAGGTGGTAGAGGAAAGGACGAGATTGAAAACCTCATGGCTTTATGCAGAGAGCACCATATGGAGTATGGGGACAAAAAACAGTATAAGGAATATCTACAGGAGATACATAAAAAACATCTAGAAAATTTAGTAAATTTGTAAAAATTAGAAAAAATGGTAAACATTCAACCAGTATCTATTTGGAAAGACGGAGCCGACAAGCAGGCTGCGGTGCTTTCCGCTCGTATCATCAATGATGACATGTCTAGCTCTGCAGTATTTTATTATGAACTAAAGGAGGCTGATAGCGTAGACGCTGACGGAAATACAATTGCAGGTCAATCTTTGAGAGACGGCAATGTTGCTATGTCTGGTCAGGATTATCAAGATTGGGACGACTCAAATGCTGCAGCTTATCAGTTTATCGCTGATGCGCTTAATCTTGTAATCGTATAAAATAACCCATACAAGGCATTGACCCGGCCAAAAGGTCGGGTTTTTGTGTTTTATTTTGTTAATATACAAGATTGGCATTATTTTTGTAAATAAATACCAAAAAAGCCATGGCAAAAGTTTCAAAAACCTACAGGGAGCTAGTACAGCTCGCAAACGCAATCAACATCCTTTCATCATCCAAGGAGCACGTAGAGGCTAATACCAAGGGGGTTAAAAAGCTTCAAAAGATTGGAGCTAAAATCAAGTCAAACCTTGAAGAGTACAATGAGAAATTAGAAGATTTAAGGCTTGACAATGCGCATACGGACGATTCTGGTGCGCTCGTATTAGACGATAAGGGCGGTTATAAGTTCTCCAAGGATGGACTTAAGAAGTTAAACAAAGCAATCCAACAGCTTTTAGATAGCAATTTTGAGGTATATCAGTTTACATTCTCTACTGAGGGACTTGAAAATTACGCATTTCTTGATGGATGGGTAGAGGGACTTGAGTTCCCAAAGGTTGAAGAGGAAGAAGAAGAGTAGTTGTTTCATGTGGTCATATAGAGCCCGCCTTTATGGTGGGCTTTTTTATACCTATTATTTGGTATTTTTGCAATATATGAGAGATATTATTTTTATAATCACCATTTTAGGTCTGTCATTTTTGCTATACAAACAATGCAATAAGGCTCCGATAATTATCGAGGGAGAGCCATACGAGGTAGTAAAAGTCATCAGGGATACAGACTATATACCCGTAAACATATATATCCCGTCCGATACCGTACTAGTAGACACGATTATATACGTAGACGTGCCATACCTAGACTCCGCTAAAATGGATTCTGTATTAAAAGACTACTACGCAATGGTTGTCAGCAAGGGTACCCTAGAAATGAAGCCATTTGGAAACGTATATGTGATAGACACCATCCAAAAGAACCGTATAGTCAATAGGAGCCTCATGGCTGACCTAATATTCCCCGTGTATAGGGATACAGTATACATGAGGCAAATGGAGTTTAATTCGCTTTATTTGGGCCCTAAAATCGATTATATGGGAGACAAGTTCTTTGTGGGGCCTTCTATTATGTATAACGTCAAGAATAAGATATTTTATGGTGGTTTTGGGGTAGGGAATGGCAAGCCTATGTACTCACTTGGTTTAAACTTTAAGCTATGAGGATTTTAGAGATTTTAAGGGATGAGCGTGGGAATTACTCCTCAAATCGATTTGTAGGGGTGGTTGCGGGTATTACGCTTTGTATATGCCTAGTGGTAAGCGCTGTATCTCATAGGGAGATAACACCATCCAAGGACCTCATAGATGCGGTTATGTTCATATGTACAGGTTCTCTTGGTTTTGGAATGATTAACAAGGTAGCTGAAAAAATATATGGAAAAGAGGAAGGACAAGATAACACTGCAGAGAATCGAGCTGATTCACCCCAAGCTTAGGGATGAAGTAAGGGAGATGTATGATGAGATATGCGATAGGCTTACTGGCAACGCTATGGCCAGATTTACCTATACACTAAGAACATTTGCAGAACAGAATGAGCTGTACTCTAGGGGAAGGACTAAATCAGGCAAAATTGTAACATACGCACGAGGGGGACAGTCATACCACAATTTCGGTATGGCAATAGACTTCTGCCTGCTTGTTGACAAGAATAATGATTGGGTATTTGAAGAGGTATCATGGGATACGAAAAGAGATTTTGATGGAGATAGCAATCCAGAATGGAGGGAAGTGGTAGAAGTATTTAAAATGTACGGATGGAAGTGGGGAGGTGATTTTAAATCATTTAAGGACTATCCGCATTTTGAAAAATCTCTTGGATTTTCTACACCAGAATTAAAAAGGATGTATGAGTCCGGGAAGGTTGATAAAAATAATTATGTTTTAATATGAAATTCGCCACCAAATTCACCTCTATTTTAGCAATAGAAACTGCACTAGGTTTTCAATACGGAACCGATTTCCTTGCAGCATGTATAATACCAACCGTATTATTATGTTTTATATTTAGAAGTAAAATGCAATAATGCAAAACACATACGTATATAATTCGGTATGATTTATATTTGTGCAATGTAAAATAAAAGAAGATGAACAACCACGATTTTGATTTCCTAGGCATACCATCCACAATATTATCGTGGCTTGCATTCTTCCAATTAATTGAAATAAGTCCAATCTTGAATGTAGCTCTTAGCCTCCTATCCATTACTTGGTTATCCATGCAGATTTATGGATGGATAGAGAAACGAATTAAAGACAAGAAAAATGTCAGCAAATAAAAACGCAGGCAAGCATCCATCCTACAACGGGTACAGCATTTCTTCAATTGCCCGAAAAAGGGCATACGATAAAAAATACCATCAGACTCCTGAGCGCAAAAGATACAGGGCTAGGTTAAACAAAGAGAACAGAGAGCGTGGCACATACGGTAATGGAGATGGTAAAGATATGAGTCACACAAAATCGGGCAAGCTTAAGTTAGAGCTAGCACGAATTAACCGTGCACGCAATGGTCGTAACGGTAAGTCTACAAAATCTTGATGATAGTTACCTGCTTGCGTAAATGAGCAGGCGCAACTTCTTTGCAATCTCTTCTTGCTTCTTCTCAAGCAATTCTTTTTGCTTCATCAATTCTTCGATAAGTTTGTCTCTGTCAGCCTGTCCCATAATTAATTATATTTGAATATGATTTACACTCTTCGCCCATTAAAAAGTAAAGATGACATCATCATCTACCTCTGTTCAGAGAAAGAGGTGGAAGATGTTCTCGAAGAAATCGAGCGATTAGATGTCAACTATATTTCTCAGGACGACGGAATCATCGCGTATGACGATGACCCCTTTCTACTGACGCAAATTAACGTCAACTAACACGATTCTCCAAAACAGATTTGCATTTACACAATGCTAGTTATCCTAGCTATCTGACCCTCAATGGGATGGTGTATAAATCCTTCTACGGCCTTAGGGCTGTGTTGGAATCCATTCCTAGAATGCCAGCCATCTGCCGAGGATACACTTCTCATAGACTCTATGGTAACACCCATATAGTCCTTAGAGCGCTTATGGTGGATATGGTGTGTATAAAAGTACTTGTGTTTGCATTCAGACCAATCCTTACCCGTCTCGTGAGCCATGAGAAGTGGGAGGTCAGCCTCTTTTGCCCCATCTCCATGAGTAGTGCCTATCAGGTTATTGTGATACCTAAAATACTTTCTGTGTGATATAGACGTATTAAACGATACATTCTTATCTTTTGAATACCAAGATTGTATGGTGTCCGCTAGGAAGAAGCCTGACATATAATCATGGTTGGAGGGGTCATACTGCACAAAAACGTCAGCAATTTGTCTTAGCGTATCAATTACTGACACATGAAGTTCTTTTGCCACTAAAAAGTTTTCATGCCACATACCATGTGTATCCTGCGGAGTACCACTTGTAGTCGTTCTACGAGGTGTATCAGTATGCAGTATATCATTGCCTATGATGTACATAATCTTGTCTAGATTAAATCCAGATGTTTTCTGTACAAGCTGAGATACTCCTTGTATTACTCTTTTAACAGCTATTTCTGGGGTGTATGATTCTCCAGTTTCTGTAATAGATGAGTATTTGCCTATGTGTATATCTGCTGGGTCAATAACTAATAAGTGAGCGTCCCTTAGCTTCTCTCTTTTGATTGTTTTGTATACTGGGGCATGCTTTTGCATATCACCCACTATGATGTCTTTTACATCCTGATATCCGAGTATTGATTTTGATACATTGATAGAGAAGTTTTCCCCCTTGTGCCAATAGTATTTTACGTCTTCTATTGGTATTCCTTTTTCTTCGCACTCTATCGCTAATGCCTGATGACGTTCTCTGATTTGATTTAGGATATCCATCTCATCGGATGTTACCCTAGGCCTAAATTTTTTTGACATGGGTTAGTATTGGTGGTTGCTAATTTACAACTTTTTAAGGATTTGGATAACCTCAAGACACTCTTTCTGTGACTTGGGTAAGAATATTAATGGTTGTTGGTTTTTCATCGTGTACTTAAACCACTTCCACTTGAGCTTGTTATCTGCTCGTTGGTAGCCTTTCGTATCTACGATTACATTTCTTCCATGACTTGTAAAATCAAAATCCACTATAAGATTCATGGCTCTCACAGTGGACTTGTTATACCTAAATGACGGCATTAACTCATAAGGAACTTGAAACTCGAATGGTATTTTTTCTTTCTTAAGAAGCTCATAGAAGAACAGCTCCAGTTTGGAGTCAAACTTTTGACCGTACTTATATTGCTTCTTTATCTGTCTCATTTCACCCCGTCGTACTGCATCTTAGTTGCCATATCAACAATCAACGAGTCTTTGTATGCGCAGTACTTTACAACACTATCGTACTGTGCTCTCTTTACGTTAAGCTCGTCTCTTAGCTTGTTAGACTTATCGTAACTAATTCCAACCAAGATTGACAGGAATATTACCATGCCTGCTAAAAATAATTCGTCTCTCATAAATTTTCTATTTGTTGTTTAAGATTGATTAATTCAAAACCTATTGAATTTGGTTTAAGATGTCCAAGAATATTTAGTTCGTTATACAAGTCGATTTGCCTTTGAACCATCTCTATTGCTAGTTCTTTTGCGCAGTCTCGTCTGTCATCATCATTGCTATACCATATAAAGTTATAGCACTCTTCGACTAAATTCTCAGCCTTCTGTACCATATGTTTCGTTGTAATATTGTTCTGCTTGTTTTTCAAGTTGCTTAGGTTCATACATACTATCGTTATCACCATTTAGCCAAGCAGTCATTATCTGCTCCTTCTCTACTTTTAATAATTCTTTAGCTTTCATTAAACAATCCATAGGAGTACAATCAGAATCAATCCATTCTATAAATTGCTCTAAAGCCGTTTGTTGTGCCATAGTTATCTCATTAAAAGTGTAATAAATTGCATTTTTAAGTGCTTAAAAGTGTAAAGTTCTTTGATTACTTTATATCATTGCCATTTCAGATTTAGAGAATGATAGTGCGCTTCTTAGCATATCCATTTTGTAGTGAGCTTCCTTTATCAACAACTCAGAAAGCGTGTTATAGAATGAACAATCCCCAATCTCATAAGCGATGATTATCTTTTTCTCTGTTACGCCCATATCCTCGTTATTAAGATTCATCGCCTTTTGAAAAGACAGCTTCTCTGTAAGAAACTGAAACTGCGCTTTGGCTGTAATACCCTTTACCATTACCTCGGTAAGTTCAGACATGTGCTGTACTACCTCAGAAGGATTTGCGCAATCAACCCTTTTAGATACTACCTTCCTAAAGTCCTCATGCATTTGAACGCTCTTCTCAAAAGCGTCCTGTAAACCTTTTTCAGAAAAGACCTGTTTCATATAGTGATATATTATTTATTTCTTTAATAGGTATAAGCACCATCATGGAGGCATTGTCATCTCCTCCGGCAACTACCTTTCCATGCGTAAACCAATACCTTGCTATTTTCTTTAGCATTTCTGTTTTTGTAATTACAATGTAATTACCGCTATAGATGATGAACGCCCAATAGTCGGCCTCTGTTGTTGATATACCGCTTGGTTTCCCCCTACATTCGTATTCAACAGCTATATTGCCTGTCTTGTGCGCCACCCTATCTGTTTTAACTTCTACCCTCCTTGAGCCATCGAATACAGAAAGCAGCAGGTTTTCGCCCTCCACACCATACTCTAGGTCTAGGTCAAAGTTTTTTTGTACGTCGCTTACGTTTTTCATTTATTGGCTTTATATCGGATTGCTACAATCATATCAAGCTTTGGTGAGTGAACTCTCACTCGCCTAGTGATTGCTCTTCTTATCTCATTGTATGTCAATGATAGGTTTTGAGATGCGCTTTTTATCGATTTATATTCAATAGCCCTTCTCCTTCTTTCATTGATGTCTTCAATTGATACGTCATATACTACAATTGGAATTCTATCTTCCATAATAAAATCATATCCCTTCATAACTTATATCCTAATTTTAATAGTTCTAAATCACGGTTGAATGGTGAACTCCCGTCCTCATCAACAAACTCTACCTTATCTATCATTTTTAGAATAACTGGCTCTGACCTTGGTGTAGGCCTACCTCCAGTATCATCATTCCTTACCTTATCAATGGACACCTGAGTAAACATGAACTCATTATTATCCTTGATTTTACGATGTATCGTAATAAAGTTATCACATCGATTATACAGCGCACTACCACCTTCAGCATCCGTAGCGTGTGGCATCACCTGATTACCTTGACTATCTTTTTCTCTTTGAGCGCCAGTAGTAGTGTGACAGCTTAGGAACAGGCTGGTCGTATACTTCTTAGTGAATGTAAGCATAGCACTATAGGCCTCGTAGTCATATATGTACTTATTATCCTTACCGCTAGACTCCATCTTTAGAGAGTTGTACGGGTCGATAAACACACCTTTGATTGACTTATACTCAAGCAGTTTATTGGCATGACTAAGTATATCCTTGTATGAATACAGCTCATTGGATGACATGATAAAGAAATGCTCGTCTACGAATTTCAAAGCAAGTCTCTGTTCGGGCTCGGTGAATTTCTGTATTCGCTTGCCAAGAAGAAACTGCATCAACTTAATCTTGACAGAAGCTGAACTATTCTCTCCGCAATATACCATGAAGTTCCATCCATGGTTGATAGCTGCAAGAAACAGAAACCAAAGAGTGAGTGTACTCTTGCCAATGTGTGAGTGGCCTAGTATGGCGTAGAACTCGCCTTCCTTAAGTAGTACGTGCTCATCTAGTCTGGCGTGTCCAAGAGGCAAACCTTGTGGTATCAGTCCTAGCCTAAACTTATGAATGTATTCCTCATCCAGCTTATTATCTGTTAGGAACTTCAGGTCTTCTTCTTCGATGCCAATCATGTCGATAGCTTCTTCGAATCGAACCTCCATATCCTCTGCCGGAAGTAACATCCCTGCGTTTAGTCCATCCCTGATACCCTTTTCTGCAATGGCGATATCCTTGATGTCGCGTTTTGTTATTTCATGCCTAAGTATCTGGTATGCGATATCATACTCTACCTTCCTAGTAGCTATGAATCCTCCCATCAGGTATGCAGCCTTTAAAAGTACATGATACTTTTCTCCATCCTTTGCACCGCGAATCATCCTGCATGCGATATCAATCTTTCGGTAGTCTGTACCTCCGTCTCCCATGCTGTATACTGTAGCCTGCTTCTGCTCATTTTCAACATCGAAAAATGTCTCACATGACTCGTTGATGTACAGCTCAGGGTCGTAGCTTACATATAATACCCTAGAGGGATTCTGTGCAGTTTTATCAATCTCAGGTAGTTTACTTATTAGTGCCTTGTAGTGTTGGGAGTGCTTATTTGTATCTCCTATTTTTACAAGTCCATGTATTCCTCTACCAGATGCTGATACCCACAATGCATATATGAATGGGTGCTGCATTAATTCCTCTTTCTTGGATACGATATCTTCTACGTGGTCGATATCGATTGGAACATACCCGCTGTGCTTTTTCAAAGACCTATCATCTCTGTATGAGATGTACTTAGCTCCATCCCTTTCTTTCTCTACTCCGTTAGTAAATTCACCACAAAAGAGTACGCAGGGAAGCTTAGACTTCAACCTGCGTTTCTCTTCAGGGTTTTCAGTTGTACGGATTGGAATTATACGTTCCTTATAGTGCCCGTTTCTAATACCATCTAGAACTGTTTTAAGTTCTACTACACGGTAATTAGTAACAGATGTGATATCTGAGAACATCGTAACCATAAGCTATATTTTAATTACTAAAACGGTAAGTCTGTATTGGTAACCGCTGGTGCAGGCTTTGCCTCTGTTGGTTTTACATAGTTATCAATGTATACGTTGTAGTCTGGAGAACGTTCGTTCTGCTTGTACTTGTTTGGCCAAGCGTTATAACGTACATCGTTTACAGTGAAACTTAATACCTCTGAAGTAGTACCGTCTTTTAACTTGACTTGTTTCTTCCAGATTCCGAACTCTGACTTTCTTTTTTCTGACATGTGTTCTAGTTTTTGATTGGTTAAAGAATATGTTGAATTAAATTGTTTCAAAGAAACCCAGCCCTAGAAAGGGCCGGGGTAGACTTACTGCTTATGGTTCTATGGTTAGACTATATTTTGCCAAAGCTCTTTTTTGTTTGGATTGGGCTTTGCCACGATGTCTACATCAAATCCATTCTCGTTAAGCACGTCGATGATTGCTCCCATCGATACAGCTCTGTTGCCTCCTCCCGGTGTGTTGTACTTGCCATCGTAATTAGCAAAGAACCAGTAGTGTTTTCTTTTGTTTACAGCTTCTATCCTTGACAGAATATCTGCCAGATGAGGATGAATCCTCTTTAGTTTTGATTTGGTTATTCCCCTGCTCATGTATCATACTATTGAAAGTAGCCTGACATATTTCAGTCTACCGTTTGTGAATTTAGCCTGTAGGGTATACATTGATTCGTATGGCTTACCGTAGAACATAACCACTCCTGTGTGATTGGTAATAACCTTTCCCAATGGAATCCTGCATAGCACCTTATTAAATAATCCGTTGTCTGCATCCTTAAGTTCGTACATAAAGTCCTCATAAGAAAGAACGCCTTCCTCATCTACAACGTAGTCTAGGAACTCTCGCTCAAGGTCCTTTGTCTGAAACTCCAATCCATCAAGTTGTGATAATTCATCCTCTGTGATGGCGAGTCCAACAAAGTGTGATGCGTGTATTTTAATGTAGTCAAATCTCGACACATTGCAAATCTACAATTATTTTGCGATGTAACAATATTAATTTTCCACACCCCAAGGAAGTTTAATTTCTATCACTCCATCGTAGTCGTATCCGCTATTGAATAAATTGTTATCCATGCAGAACTTAAACTTATCTATTAGCTTACCAGTATCGGATACTCCTTTGTTTAGGTATGCTTCGTCCGACTGCGCTACATAACATAAGTGTGGCTCAGATGTCTCTATCACGATGTATACTACAGGCTTACCCAATGATGACATGTGATATAGCCCTGCCTGCATGTGATACTTTCTTCTAAAGAAATCGCTCATCACATTCTTTGGATGTGCGTCATTGATTGTTTTAATCTCTAGTACATAGTCTGTTGATATTCCGTCATAGAACCCTTTGAATGGTAAATCTTCGATATCTGCCGACCATTCGCATTCAAAGTCGTAGCATGACTTAATCATCTCTGATACTCGTGGATTAAGCATCGCTCCATCTGACAATCTCCTAGCGTGCTCATAGTCTTCGTTAGCTACCACCGTCTTGCCTTCATTGGCTGTGCAGAATGCATTCCATTCTTCTTTACCAGCGTTAGTACGCTTGTTAATCTCTGGCGCCACTGCGAACAGTGTATTGAACAGCTCGGGCTGTAGCATCATGCAGTGTACCATAGAACCAAGCTTCATCGCATCTGTAGGAGGTGTCTTTGGCTTAGAGATGTAATCCAAGTAATGTCTTGGACTCCTAGCGAATTCCTTGATGGATGAGAAGCTTAGTGGCCTCTGATGTAGTGTTTCGATTGTTATCATGATTTATTGTTTTACAGTGTGGACAGATGGGTATACTCTTTTTCTTCTTATGTATGGTCTGAGTAAACAGCTTTCTACAGTTTATACATTTAATCCATTTCATATCTGATAAAAAGCCCCCCACGTAGAAACGCAGGGGTATTTTTTGATGAATACAAATCCCGTCCTTCTATTACAAAGAACTAGCTAGCTTGGTCTCGATGGCTTTCGATACCTTGAACTTCTTTCGAACATCGTTAATGGTATATCCGTTCTTCATAGACTCCACCACAGCTGACCATGAAGGAGAACTTTCATTCAGCCAAGGCTTATCTGTATCTTGATTATCTTGCTTCTTGCTTACCTCTTGTACACCTGCAGCATCCGTATCCTTATCTGTAACTAGTCCTAGTGCAGCCGATAATGCGTATCTCCTGAGATAAGTGATGGCGCTACCTAGTACTTGAAATTCATTCATACCTTTTAGCAATACGCCCTGCGGAATATCGATGGTAGAAGTGAGACTCTCACCAGACTCTACATGGAATACAATTGTTTCTATCTGGTTGCTACGAATCAGCTGTGTGAATCCCAAGCCATACTTCTTGAGTATAGGATTGATGATAGTAAAGATTGCGGGGAGGTCGGCGTAGCTATACCCGTAACCTTGTGTACCCTTATGTATGATAGGACACTCCTGCTGGAACTCTGACAATGACTTGAATAGATGTTTCATATTTATCGTTTTAATTGGTTTATACACTAATCCCATTACTGCTGGAAAACACTCCAACCTGTTTCTGCGAAACTAATTGTGCACGCTTTCGCTTCATTGCTCTCTTGAGTATCCGTTTACTGCTCCGGCAAGCCTTTATGACTAAGTGAACCTTTCGGTTTCCAGCACCATGTTGTCAGGGATTGGGACATTGCATGGATTTGCGTCTAGACCTGTATTGCATACGAAGAAAAACACTTCCAAGGGCTGGCCAATAAAGGCCAAGCCCATAGTCCAAATCATTCGTAGCTTTCTCAAAAGAACTCGTAATCTTTCATTTGCCACATCTATGGTGCAAGTAGCAGGGAGTGAAACCGTTCTAAGACCCTCGTCAAAACAAAAAACCCACACAGGTTACGGCTGTATGGGTTCAATGAAAGATGGGTTATCTTAAATCAAACCCGACTTGATACCGTAACTATCCAATCGGATTGACAGCACAAATATACAAAGATTTGTGACAATCCAAAAATATTTTTTCAGCCGTCAAGGATTGCTTGACGGCTTGGTGTTATAAATGTCCAGTTTTTTATACAGAATACTTGACATTGTTACTTTTTTGAACAGCTGAAATTCAGTCCAGTATTGTGTTTCAGAGAAAGCGCGCATCGTAAGGGGGGGAATCTACATCCCACCCTTCCCCATCCATCGGGTTCCCGTAGATGCGTATATCATCTGAGTAGTAGTGTTTTATCACTCCACCCTTTAGCCTGACTACCCATACCGAATTTACATTCAGTCCGTAGTCTATGAATAGAAACGCATTACCATCTCCATGTGGTGTCCAAACAGCTATAGGTGTCTTGAACTCGTGTATCATACGCTTATGTTGTTGGCTATGTCTTCCGAGTCTCGCTGTTCTGTGTTTTCTCGTTCCCACTTAATTAGTTCCCAATACTTATCTACCATTTTAGTTGAGATGTAGTAGTTATTTAGTCTTAGGTACTCCATGAATAGCATTAGTCCTGTTTTTCTTTCTTGGCTCATCTTTTACAATTTTAAATAGTTCGTTAAGTTTAGATTCATTCATATCTCCCCAATAGTATTCACACCGCTCTTTTCCTATGTACGGTGGTTGCGTAAAGTAAGATTGATATGCACATGGCTTTGCCTTATAACGGTAACAAGTTTCCTTTACAGGACAACCCATACCAAAACACATAGAAATATCCGGCATATGTTATTGTTTTTATAAACAAAATTGTTTAGTCTATTAGAATTCTATACTATCGATATTGTAAATGTGTACTGGGGTAAATTCTCCTACGTGAGCTGAGGTGATGTTGTAGTCTATATACTCCATTGCCTCGTCGTGTGTCATATTATCCCTCTGAATTAGTATGTCTTGCATCTTATATATGTCGTAGACGACACGCATTCCATCTGTGATGCCAATTATTGCCTCATCCATACCATCCCATACCACAGACTCTTCGCATATTGTGGCTATCTTTTCTCTATTTGTCATTTGTGCATTTTTAAGATTAAGTATAGTAATGCAGCATAGTTTGCCAAGTCTATTACACTGTCTTGAACAGATTCATTGTATACTGTTTTGTCAGAGTCAAGAAGCTGTCCCAGTCTTGCCACTTTAGTACCTATTAGGTTTAAACAATTGATGGCGTCAGGGTACATTGCGCTTTGATTGACTAGCATTCCGGCAAGTCTAAAGTTAGAAAGCAAGTCCTCTCCTGCGTAATCGTGACCTTTGCTGGCTAAAATCTTTTTCTGAATCGTGAACAACTCATCCAGTAGCCTGTCTCTTAGTTCTTCTGTCAATGGCTCGTGTGAATAGTTTGGGCCTACTTTCTCAGTTCGGCTCGATGGCATAAAAATCGCCTCTTTGATTGCTTGTAGCGTCATGTTTTTTGGTTTGAAAGATTAAAACACATCGTTCAATCTCGGTTGGTAATAAAATTTCTATAGCCTCTAGCACAGCTCTTTGATACTCTCGTGCATCAGGCGTGTCAGGTACGGTAGCCTCTACCGATTCCTTTAGTAATTCCAGTGGTGTCTTAATCATGGCAACTATTTAGTTTGTTTTCAAATTCTTCTATACTCAAATAGATTAGCATAGTATTTCCATCCTTGAACGTTACATGCACGGCATTGCCGTTATTCTCATTGGAAGGTCTGTAACTTCCTATAAAGAATGGGTTTACCATTTCATAACTATCTTGAGTTAATTCCTCCCCAGTCAAATCCATATGTGCTTTGTCGTATACCTTGATAGGTAGACTGATAAATCGTTTAGTAAACATCTCGTACGGTTTTTTTGGTTACATAATCCTTGGAGTCGTCGTAAGGAATATCATCTACGATGGATTTCTTTAATGCGTTAATTCCGTCAACGTAAGCACCTTGAATTTCAATGCCGTACATATCAGAAATAATTTGCTTAATACTATTCCATTTTTCGTCGGGCTCGTAGCCTTCTTCAATCATTTTAAAAAGTTCGTCAATTGATTTCATATGTATGTGTTTTAAAGTTCATCTTCATGTGGAGCTGTTATGACCGCATATGCAAGAAAACAGCATGATATCAGCGAGAACAGAAAGTAGCCAATTATAAATGTTTTCACGTAATTTTGTTTAAATTTTAGATTATGAAAGAAAAAGTATTAGGCCTTATCAGACACGCTCTGACATTTGTTGGTGGTGTTGCCGTTGCCAAGGGACTCGTTGACGAATCTCTTTCAGTTGAAATCATCGGTGGACTGATGACTCTCATCGGTTCTGTCTGGTCACTGGCTGTGAAGAAGTAGTAGTAGGGGGCTCGTCCCCCTCTTTTTTTGGCCCTGCAATACAGAGCGACTCTATCACGAATTGATATCTTGCACGAAACGGTTCATCCGTATCATATAGATTGCTGAACGTCCTGAGAGAATTGATTACAGTACTATGGTCTCTTCCTCCTAGATGTTGCTTTCCAACAACAGTTAACTGTAGCCCCATCTTCTTTACAAGAATGTGAGAGATGATGTGCCTAGAATATGCGATTGGTCTATCGCGTTTCTTTCCTTTCAATTCCTTCTGCGTTATATCTAGGCTATCGCATACCACTTCAACCACACGTTCGGGTGTTATCCCTTGAGCGATGATTAGATATTGCTCCAGTATTTTTACTCCTTTGAGGCCGGGGAATGTGTATGGGTTCATGCAAGTTGAAATGTTCCAATTCCTTGGATGTTAACAATAATTGTGCTTCCGTTCTTGTACTCTTCAATCCTATGATTATTGTATATGAATGACCTATTTAGTTTGTATACTTCAGGAACTGATTTCCAGTTCAGTAGTGCAATAAGTTGCACATCACTATACTCGTCAAGCGTGTATAGGATTTCCAAAGCAGCATGTAGTTTGTTCATATGTGTTAGAATTTAGTAGTTGATATTACGTGTCTTTTAAGTATTTCAAATTCGCTTTCACTCTTATCTGCTATGAGCGTGATTACGAATTCACCACCTAGGTCGCATATGTCCTCAGCAACCGAGCCTATCACACTAATGT